GAAGATCCTCCAACAGATGTTCCTTGAGAGGATGTGATTTGTGATCCAGTTACATCAATATCTGCGTTAGCTGTAATTGATTCTAAAGAACCTATGCTTGAAGTAAGTGATATTCCTGTAGCAGAAATATCAACGTGACCTTGATCTCCCCAAACTCCTGATCCCCAAGATAATCCACCCCAGACATTTGATTCAATATCAAATATACCACCCATGCCAATCCCATGAACATAACACAGATAATAAAAATCAGTTGCTGATGCTGGAGTTACTTCAACATATCGTGTTGTTGCAGCATTAAAAGTTGTTGTGTTGGTATAGTTAGCTTGATTACTTGAACCATCGAGATAATAAGTTACACCAGAAGAAATAATTCCAGAGGTGCTTGTGTTTGTAGAAAAAATTAATGGGTGGCCATCATTGGTAGCTTCGCTTTGATCAAATCTTAAAGTCCCACCTTCTACCCAATTTACTGTTCCAGGTCCTGTAGAATTTCTAGATCCGTTTAAATAAAAAACGTTTCCTGTTCCACCGCCATATAGGTTTCCTGAAGCTACGGTTACTGTATAAGTATACTCTGCCATAGCTTCAGTACCTTAAATTATGCTAATCTCAATATAGCTGCTGAAGTTGTGAATGCAGGGAACTGTATAGTAAACGTTCCTGAAGTTGCAGTCTTGTCTCCACCAAAATCTAATACAGCAACAGCGTCAGTAGTATTTGATCCTCCGTCAGTTGTTGTGTTGTAGATTAAAGCACCTCTTGCAGTAAGAGTTACGTTTTGAAAAGATAAATCAGCAAAATCAGTAATAGCTACTGAAGATGAAACTTTTACACCTTGATTTACCAAAGCTTTGCCACCAGCTGTGTAGTTTGCTGAAGTTACTTCAGTGTTTGATCCACCACCAGGGTTTGTAGAATAGTTTTCAGTTGATTTACCTAAAGTTGCAGAACTTGTGTACATCGCTAACTTGTAAGTGTCAGAAGATGTATCAAAGTCATGTTTTCCTTGTAGCAATTCTTTTTTAAAAGAATCACATATTGCGTTTGTTGTTATTGCCAT